AACTCCTGTTTCTAAACGGTAATATTCACACACAAAATATTCTACCGGCAATTTATAGATAAAAATCTGGGATCTATAAATCACTAACTTAACTCCGAAAACCCAAAAGGACATGTTAAGCTAGGCACCGGGATTCGGTTGCCATTCCCACATGACAGGAATACAAATAAAATTACCAACTCGGTAATCATCTGCACCTGCTCTGTGGAGTAAGAGTTTGTCTTCGCCCTCAGTGTAAGTACCAAGGCAGCGAATTCTATACTCTGAAATAAATCCCCCTGGCTTAGCAACAACTAACCCGGTTGAATTGATCATGTTAGAAGCCACTGGGGAAGACATTAGTTCACAATAACCCGGAAAATCTAATGATAATGCAGTTTCATTTTCATTAAAGAAATTTAAACCAGTATTATTGAGAAAAGTAATTTGATTCACGGGATCTGTTATGTCGGCCTGAAATGCAAGGATAGGATGAAGAAAGGCTGAATCAGGGACTAACCAAACAACATAATTCTTTGCTTCAGAAGGCCTAGAGGTGATAAAAGTTAATCTTACAGCGCCACGCATTTGCGCATAACAACTAGTAATAGATCCAAGAATATCAACACTAAGCATATCGTTAAAAGAGGATGGGGAAGTAACTCGGAAACCAACTGCATGGGCAGAACCCATACCCATACGGGATGAAACACCAGTACAAAAACCTCCAGCTTTGACAATTTGAGACAATGACTCAGCCGCTTCACCTATACAATTAACCGTATGAGAATAATCCTTAGGAGATTGGGAAGAATCACCAACACGAGTGACCACAGCTTCACATTGCTTAATAGAATCTCCAGCAGACTGGAAAGTTCCAGTCTGACCATTAGGAGACATTCGTATGTTAGAACGAATATTGAATTGAGCATCCTCACCCATACACATTTCAACCAAAACATTTACATTAGTAGGTGCCTGATCTCCTCCAGTCTTCAGATCATCAATTTTATAAACGTGAAGTTTACCCATATTTGCTGTATTATCAAGCCAATGAAGGTTGCTAATAAACGGAATGGTGATCTCAATGACAGACCCAGCCCTAATATCAACTATTTCTCTAAGTAGAGGATCAGTTTGGTCATAAGTTGGAGTGCCTCCATTGGGAGAATAAGCGAAAGCTAATCTACCCCTATGAAATTCAGTTTTAACTAGTATAAAGCGCAATTTAATTGAACCCCTCCACTTTTGATAAATTCTAGACAAGAAGGCAGCAGGTGTATAGACATAAGAACCACCAAAAGCGCCCGGAGCAACAATAGTCCTTCTCCCAGAAATAGGAGATAAATCGTAGGTAAAAATAAGTTGTTCATCAGTCTGAGCAGCAGTATAAGTGAAGAAATTAGTATAAGCAAAAATTTGCTTAAGATAATCTACGCTCATTTCATCGTTATCAGTTCCGGAAAATCCAATAGCAGGACCAACTTTGTTAGCAACTGAAAGTCCCATAGAATAAGCTGGGGCATGTTTATCGTAGTTACTAATATAAGGAGTCTTATTACGCACCATAAAATTGGGTGGGGAAACCATTCGGGGAGCAGAATAACCCCATATATAAGCAGCTTTGCTCATAGCATCAGTAACCCAAGATATAGGTTCAGTAAAGGTACTCAGAAGCGGAACTACCGATAGGGCAGAACTAATAGAGGATAACATTCTAAGTCCACCAGATATTGGTTTAGTAGATTGTTCTTCTTGTGTAAGAGCATCTTTCCTCGTAATGACTCTAGCTCTTCCAGCTTGAACCAAAGTGACATGAGCATGACGAATACGTTTAATATCAATGGATCCAGATTGCGTAACGGTGTTTCCAAAGTATTCAACGTCCTCCAAATGTTGCCAAACAGTTATTCTAACAGGATCTGATGATTCAGTAACCAATGGAGAATAAACCCAAATTTTCAAGAAACCTGGTGTACCAGCTCTGGTATCAGTATAAGGAATCAATTTCAAAAATGGATAAGCACTAATCCATGGTATTTCTAAAATAGCAGAACTATCACAGTTTATATTAAAATTAACATGCTGCATAGTAGTCAATTGAGTTTTAGAAAACGCATAAATACGATTAGCTGGATCATAGGGTTGTGTATTAACACAATAACCTCCTGTTGGCATAAAAGACATTGAAACCATACCCTGGTCAAACCTAGATCCATTAATTTTCATAGTGAAAACAGATTTGAATTTAAGACCGTAAATATTCCTTAGTTTCACATCCCAAAGTGTAGTGCCTCCTGTGTAAACGTTGCGTGTGCAATCTTCATCGTAAAGTAATCCAGTAGTAGCAGTGCTAATAGAGCTATCATAAATAACAATAGGTTTCTTAAGAAAATCAGAAATTGACTGCATTGAAGATTCGCCAGTAGATAGCTGAAATTTTGGTATTGATAAGTAATCAGTTCGGCCGACCGTGACAGAAGAGCCTTCATCAATAAAAGTAGTTGTTCCATTGTTTACTTCGTCTGATGGTAAAGACGTGTCGTTTTGATTTATTTCGTTTGTTTCGTTCATCATAAATTTAGTGTTTTGTTTTTGTTTTTAATAAAATAAATTATTTCTATATACAGGTTACAATAAGTAATATAATATTAGTAATAGTACTCCAATTCGGAGACTAAACTAATATTTGAAAGATAACTTGTGTCAACCGGAACACCAGGGAAGTTATTCCGGAAGACAGGTAAAGTAACTTTGATGAATTCATCAAAGAAGTCCTTACCCCATATTGCTGCTTCGCGCAATGAGAATTTATAATTATCGATGGTAATAATGTCAGAATTCTTTTTCCTAGTCCAACCAGGAGTTGTAAATATAACATCTTTTTCCAACGATCCTATATATTGGCCGTCAATTTTATTTATAGTGTAATATCTTTTAAGAAAAGATATGTCACTTAATTTTCTCAACGGAGTGATAAATTGTGCCTTACTATCAGAAGTATACGTAAGATCTAAATCTCTCATATAATCTTGAACAACTATATCGTTAAAAGAATGTCTAAAATGCTTCGATATACTACCATTCACATCATCACCAAATGTGATGAGGTAAACATGATTATCAAAACTTGGTAGAGCAGACAAATCATTTTTATTTGATTTAACCCAGCAATACCTAAAGGCCATTAAATTATATATAGAATTAACTAAAACTGTAAGTGGATGTCCACTAGGTAAAGAATTAGCCCATTCATAAATATAATTTTTATGAATATGTCTAGACTGAACTAGCTCAACCCACAACATATATCGTATGGTTTTATTCTCATCAGAGTCATCATACCAATCATTAATTCTATCTAAAATATGCCAGTATAAATGTTGTTTACCAGCACAATCAAAACCAGAAAAGTCGCCGGCTAGGAAACCCTCTTCTTGTGGGCGTGAATGTTTAAGTAAACTCATAGTAAGCGAATGCCATTCTTTATAAGGATTAATGCCAACGGCGATACCATTGTCAATATTATTTTTAATGGTCCATAGAGAAAACATTCCAAAATATTTCCGGACTAATAACAAGTAGTCCAATGGACAACCTGAAAATAATCTGGTTTTCTTCAAAAGAACTTTCTCTATGGGTCGTTTCTCATCTTTAAGATTGTCAGTATAAATGACAAGGCATCTCTCTCTGCTTTTAAGTGTATCTTCCATGATTCTACATCTCTCTAAAAGATGTTGACCATGAATAGGTAAGGGATCTTGGGAATTACCCAACCATTTAAGTTTACCAGTGAGACCTTCCTTTTCAAAAATGAAAGGATAACCAGGGCTGGTGGATCTATCCACTGGCCCAAAATTAGGTTCATCCTTTATACCATTTATAGTTTCTTCCCAAGTCAATAACCTTTTAATTGCATCATACTTAACGGAGCGGGTGACAATGTAATTAAAGGTGGCCTTGGAAATAGCCAAAAAGAGGGTATCATCTATATGGATTGGTGGTCTACAATATTTCGATATTGCAAGACGATAAGCTTCACGGGACAAGTTGGTAGGGGATAGATTAAGCATGGGCCATTGACCATGCAATGCACTAGGCACAATCTGAGTTTTGTTAGGATAATTCATAGATTTGTTTACATCAACATCACAAAGTTGCGAAAATATAGAAGGTAAATCATTATCGGGTATACATGCTTGAAATTCAATAGTTTTATCAATGCATAAATCACCAATGTGTTCACAGATTTCATCAATATCTTCTAAAC